CAATCAAATGTGCTGAAGATTTGCTTAAAATACATCCTGAATACTACTGGCAAATGCAACTTGGAATGATTGCAAGTGCAGTTGACTTCGGTTACTTTGTTAGTTATGACAAAAGAATGCCATCTACTCACAACTTATTTATTTCACACATTGAGCGTGAAGATGTTCAAGAAATCATTGATGAAAAACTATATTACGCAAATGAGCTATTGCAATCAATTGTCAAAGAAATGTAATCTTTTATAATTATTTTTGCAATATTGAAAATAAAGTTTGCATTTATAGAAAGTATGTGTATATTTGTATCATAATAAAACAAAAAAGTATGAAACATAAATTAGTAAAAGGAACAAAATTAGTATCAAAAACCAATAAAGGTTTAATTGTTATTTTCAAATCATTTGTAGGTTCTAAAAATATCGAATTTAGAACAATTGATGATTTTCAATTTAGAATTAATGAATTTGAAATAATAGATTAATTAAATACAAAACAAATATGGAAAACAAAAAGACAATTATTGAAAATTTCCCTACTAAAGCTGATGCTTATGAGTGGGTGGTATTTAAAATGTTAGATGCAACTGTAGGTTGTATCACAACAACGCAGCAGTTTAGAGATAACGATGCTATCATTGGTGAAGATGAAGATGTTATTTATGTAGGGATTTATAACGCAAACGAAAATGTTTAATTTGATTTTGTTATTCGTCTACATTTGTTGTGTTGGCTTTTTATGTATGCTATACTTTACACTTAAAAAAGAACCAATTGAAACGACACGCCAAGAATTTATCGACGTTAACGACATTCCTGACTGGCAACCATTGAACCCAATTGCAAAGAGAAGTAACCAAGCATTGAAAAAAATGTACAAAGGAAGTTTAAAGAATGATTTAGTATGATAAACAATAAACAAAACAAAACATTATTACCCGACAACATAAATAATGCTGAAGATTATTTGGAATATTTACACGCAATTGGACATTTTGAATATGTTGAAAGGTTAGAGAAGTTAAAAGAGCAAATGATATTTTTGCTTGAACATGAATTTAAAAGTGCGTTTATGGATGGGCAGTTAGAACCAAAAGTAAATGCTGAACATTGGTTTAACGAAACATACGGAGGTAACAAATGAGCAACAATAAACAAAGTAGTGTAGAGTGGTTAGAGATAGAATTAAAAAAAGGTATTCCCTTTAACCGATTAGACCCATTATCTTTTCCAAAAGCAGTGGATAATTTATTTCAACAAGCCAAAGCAATGCACAAGGAGGAGATAATAAATATAGTAGTTTGGTGTGACGATACAAATAGAAGACCACAACAAATAAAAATAGAGGCTGAACAATATTACAACGAAACATACGGAGGTAACAAATGAAAAGTTTTTTAATAGTAAACCAAGTTAAGCAAAGACTTGAAACAAGCACTAAAATGCGTGACGATGATTCGTTACTGATTGCCGATATTTGGCGTGAAGAACTTGCAGAACTTGGTGCAAAATCTGTCTACGATGTTTTAAACGCTATAGCTGGTCGAATGGTCACATCTCCTGAATCAATTAGACGGTCAAGACAAAAGGTACAACAAGACAATTCAAATTTACGTGGTAATGTTTACAACCAACGCCACGCAAAAGAAGAAGAAGTTTTAAAAGAATTAGGTTATGGTAAAAATTAATGAATATGAATTTACAATTATTTGAACAAGATTGGGGAGTTGATAATTCACCACTTGACGAAACACAAATTACAACTACATTACTTTATTTTAGTAAAGATGAGTTAAAAGAATTTAAAAGATTATGCAAAACTGCTATGAAAAAAGAATTTGGTTTAGATTACCAAACAAAAGGTAATTTGTCTGATTTATTATTAAAAGTTTTAAAAGAAAATTATGGATAAATTAATTGTAAAAGCAAAATTAAAACCATACGAAGGTGATAATTTAAAAGGGAAATTTTTAACTGATAATTGTTATGATACAATTATTACCAGTGACTGTGATGCCTATGATGTTAATGGAAATATATTATTTAAATTCCGTAAAAATTGCATTCCAATGGAAATATTAAAACTTGGTTATGAAAGTTTTAAAGATAGCATAGAATTAACAGAAGGTCGTGGAATTGCATCAGGTAGCAGCCATAAACGTATTCGCAAAGATGGTTCAGTAAGCAATATAACAGTAGGTAATAAAGTTTATAGTGGCAATGTAGGTTATATGGATAAAAGTGCAATGATACATTATTGTAGAAAAACTGCATTCGCACGGGATTATTTTGATAAGTTTACAAATGGGATACCTTTTGTACAATACATTGATAAAAAATATGAAGAACTTTGCCCACAACATTATGCAAAACAAATTGCAATTGCCAAAGGTACTAATATAAATTATCGGATTGCTGATACTTCATTTACCACAGTTACTGTCAATAGGAATTTTGCAACTGCCGTACATAAAGATGCTGGTGATTTACCTGAAGGATTTGGTAACTTATGTGTTTATCGTGAAGGCAATTATGAAGGTGCGTATTTTTGTTTACCTGAATATAAAATAGCAATTGATATGCAAAACTGTGATTTATTATTTGCAGATGTCCACAAATGGCACGGGAATACTCCATTCAATAATTGCAGTGAAGATTTTTTACGAATTGCTTTTGTTATGTATTATCGTGAATATATGTATAAATGCAAACAACCAAATGAAGAATTGTTTGAAATGAAAATGAAAGAAACTGGTTATTTAAAATTATGAAAAAAATAAATATATTCGTACCAACTAAAAATAGAGTTGATAATTCACCTTTGCTTAAATATGCACACGACAATGAAGATGAAATAAATGTAGTTGTCGAACCACAAGAATTGGATTTATATAAAAATAAATATCCTAATTTTAATTATATAGTTTTACCAATTAACAATGGTGGTATTACTTTTGTAAGAAATTTTATTAAACAATATACAGAAGATAATAGCTTACCTAATTATTGGCAATTAGATGATGATATTAGTGGATTTTTTTATCGTGATGGCACAAAGTTAATACGTATAAATTTAGATTGTTTAAAACAAGCACAGATAAAATTTCAACAAAATCAAATTTCACTTGGTGCTTTAGAATATAGGCAATTTGCTTGGTCAGCTACAAAAGAAATTATTACTAATAGTTTTTGTGATTCTTGTGTATATGTAGATAATTTAACATTAAAAGGTATGCGTTATAGAGATTACGTAGAAGGCAAAGAGGATAGAGATTTTGCAATGCAAGTTATTAAATCAGGAAATAAAACTGCACGTACAACTTTATTTGCTTTTTCAGCACCAGCAAATGGTAGCAATAGTGGAGGCTTAAAAGAAATATTTTATGATTTAGGCAAGGAAGAAATATGTGTAGATAGAATGGTTGAGTTATGGGGAAACAATATTTGCAATGCTATTGTAAAAGATAATGGAAGGAAAGATGTAAAAATATTTTGGGATAAAATTAATAGTAAACAAATCAATTTATTTTAGTATATTTGTATTGTTAAGTGGAATATTGCAGATTCCGATTACTTAAAAAATATTTGCTCAATTAAAATGAACGCACTGCAATTGCTTCATTTTTGTTGGGCTTTTTTTATGCAAAAAGATTCAATAATAATTTACCGCTCGTTTTACGAAGCAATCAAAGACCTACCAAAAGAATTACAAGCAGATGCTTGGCAATGCATTTTTGAGTATGGGTTAAATGACAATCAACAAGAATTAACTGGTATAGTTAGTACTGTTTTTAAACTTATTAAACCACAATTAGATGCAAATAAAAAACGCTTTGAGAATGGTCAAAAAGGTGGTAGACCTAAAACCGAATCAAAACCAAACAATAACCTAACTATAACCAAAGCCGAACCTAATGTAAATGATAATGTAAATAATAATAATAATGTAAATAAAAATAAAAGATTTATTAAACCTACAATTGAAGATATAAAAAATGAATTCCCAACTTTTAACGCTGAACACTTTTATAATTACTACGAAAGCAATGGCTGGATGGTAGGAAGAAACAAAATGAAAGATTGGAATGCAACAGTAAAAAATTGGATTGCAAAAGATTACAATCAACAAACACAACAAATAACAAACAAACCTAAATTTGGAACATTAAACGATGATTAATAGAGAAAGTTATATAATAGGATGCCTTATACAAGACAAAGCAACACACGTATTTTTACCTAAAATCAAATCTTATTGGTTTGATGGGTGGAATAAAGAAATAATTGAGTTTATGCAATTATCATATCTTAACAACAACCCAATTGACTTAGTAAGTTTAGCACGTCAATTTAAAGGCAAAGCATATGAGTTAACACAATTCACAAACTCATACGCTTATAGCACCGATTTAAAGCATTATCTTTTTGAATTGGATATAGAGTATAAGAAAACCCAATTGATTCAAAAATTGAGTGATTTAAATACGTTTAACACATTAGATTTGATTTTAAAAGACATTGACTTTATAACTCAAGAAGCAAATATAACAATTGACAAAGAACCATTACCAATGTCAAAGGTGACTGCAAAGGTAGTTGACGATTTAGAACAACAAATGAAACGAGGCGAAAAGTTAATGGGTATCACAACGGGTTGGAGAATGTTAGACAAGTATATTGGTGGTTGGAATAAGGGGAATTTAGTCATTATTGCTGGTAGACCTGGCTCAGGTAAAACTGCCATTGCTTTATCGCTGACAATAAGTGCGTGTGTAAATGCAAAAGTTTTATTTATGAGTTTAGAAATGAGTAGCGAAGAACTAAGTAAGCGTTATATTTCATTCTTTGCAAATATTGAGAATTACAAAATACGTGGGGGAAATTTAAAGACAAACGAACACGAACATATTTCACAAACTTTGTACCGATTGCAAAATGACTTCTTTGTAGACGATGACACGAAAACAACTATTGCAGATATTAGAGCAAAGGCTCAATTTCACAAAGCAAAACACGGATTGAATATTTTAATCATTGATTACTTGCAATTGATCAAAGGCACAAAACAAAATAGAGAACAAGAAATTGCAGAGATTTCCCGTAACTTGAAAATAATTGCTAAGGATTTAGGCATTACGGTGATTGCATTGGCTCAGTTAAGTCGTAAGTGTGAAGAACGTGCAGACAAAAGACCAATGCTTTCAGACCTGAGAGAATCAGGAAGTATAGAACAAGACGCTGATTTAGTAATGTTTCCATTTAGACCACAATATTATATGCAAGAACAAACAGATGTTGAAACTGATTGTGAGTTGATTATAGGGAAGAACAGACACGGCAGCACAATAACTATTCCAATGTCATTTGAAGGTAAGTACACACGTTATAAAGAAATATTATGAGGCACGGAAGTTTATTTAGTGGAATAGGTGGATTTGATTTAGCAAGTGAGTGGATGGGTTGGGAAAATGTTTTTCATTGTGAGTGGATGGAATTTCCACGAAAAGTTTTAGAATACCATTTCCCTGAATCAGATAGTTTAATAGATATATGTAAAACCGATTTTAAAAAATATGCAAACACAATTGACATTCTTACCGGTGGATTCCCTTGCCAACCATTCAGCACCGCTGGAAAAAGAAAAGGGACAGATGATGAACGCTACTTGTGGGGCGAAATGCTTAGAGCAATACAAGAAATTAAACCAAAATATGTCATTGCAGAAAATGTCTTTGGTATCACAAATATTGATGGCGGACTGGTTTTCGAGCAGGTGTGCCTTGACTTGGAAGCTGAAGGGTACGAAGTTCAGCCGTTTATTATTCCAGCTGCAGCCAAAAACGCACCACACAGACGAGACAGAGTTTGGTTTGTTGCCTACTCCAGATGCATCAATAAGAGGAGCAAGACAGAATCAAAACGGACATCAAGTGACTTTACAGGATGTGGTTGCAATGAATACAAAAGAATCACAAATTGTAGCAAAGAAATTTGGAATGCTACCAACTCCACAAGCATCGGATTATGTAGGCACAGTGAGAAACAACGATTATTCTTTGAGACACATAGAACATCAAACGGGATGGCTAAAGAAAATGTTACCAACACCAAGAACATCGGACAAAAATATGCATTGGAGAACGGAGAATTGGAAGGGGGACGATTTAGGTTCGGAAATAAATCACATACTTGGTGTACGTTCCCACTTGAATCCCCGGTTTGTGGCGGAAATGATGGGCTTCCCACCGAACTGGACGGAATTACCTTTTCAAAGTGGAGAGCAGAAAGTATCAAAGGATATGGAAACGCAATAGTTCCGCAAATAGCTTATGAAATTTTTAAACAATTAAAACTATTATGATAGACTATTATGTTTTATATCTAAAAGAACGCCGTCAGGTGCGTTATTTGGAAAACAAAGTAGAAGTAAGCGAACGAAACTACCAAAAAGAAATACAACGCTTAAAAGAAATGATTATAAACCCCATCCACAAGATGAACAAGAACAAAGAACTAACAGAAATTTTGCAAAAGGTTTGTGATGCCAGTGGTATAATGCCACACGACATAATTTCCAAGAATAGAAAGCGTGAAATAGTTATAGCACGTCAACTATTTTGTTATATCACAATAAAATATTTTAATTATACGCTGGTTCAAGTAGGTAGGTTTTTAAATCGACATTATAGCACGGTTATACATAGCGTTAACGCTTACACAGATTATTTACAAATGAAGTACAAAAAAGAGACTGCAATATATGAGGATGCAAAAAACCTTTTATCAATTGGTGATGCAAAAGGATAAATATCAGGAAGTGTACTGCCTAAATTCTGAAGAAGAAGTTGCTTACTATAAAAAAAAAGCAGAGAAAAATGGATATAAATTTGTAGAATTGAAAAAAATATAGTAATATTTGCACATCAAAAATAATATACTGATAGAAGTTGCAAAATCAGAATGGCTTTATAAGGCGAGTAAAACTATCTCGCCACTATTCCACGACGACTTAGCACAGCATCTTTTACTTATTTTATGTGAAATGCCTGAAGACAAATTAATAAAGGTTTACAACGATGGTTATATTAAATTGTTTTGCATCAAAATAATGTGGTCGCAAAGTTCAACACCACGTCAAAAGTTCTACGACGTTATGAAGCCCATAGGACTATTTGATATTGAAAATGTACAGATAGAATATTTAAACACTATTGACGATGCCATTGAAAAGGAAAACAAATACAAACTGATTGAAAATGTAGTAAGCAAAAACAAATGGTATGAGCGTGAAATATTTACAATGTGGTCGAATGGTGAATCGGCAAGAAGTATCCACCGTAAAACTAAAATAACATTGCGTGAAGTACTAAGAGTAATAAAAGACATTAAAAGACAAATTATAAACGAATATGAATAAACTTCAAGCATTTTATATTCGGATAATGAAATACCACGATATAGACAAAACAATAAAACACGAAATAACGAAAGACTATGAATTTATTAAAAATCATTATTGTATGCCTACTGATGACAATAGGCTACAAAACGAGGGAATTAAAAGAGAAGGACGAAATAACGTACCTAAATAACAAAATAAACACTTTACAACAACAACTAACAAATGTATTCACTTATCGAAATAATTGGGATATCGAGTCTCGCAATAATCATTGCTACAGTTATGACACCACAACTACCAAGTAAACTAAGAATCAAACCATTGACTTGTGAAAGTTGTATGGCATTTCACATTGGACTTGGTTACTTTTTTAACACTTGGAATTTAGCGTGTATTTTACCAGCATCACTATGTTACATTTTAGCTTACAAATTATATAGATTATGACAAACGAACAAATAGATTTCATTTTAGATGTAGAGCAGTATTTAACTGCGTTCAGAAAAACAATGGTTATGAGAATGCCACCAGCCGACGAAAACAAAGTAAGGGCAATACACCAAGAAGTAATGGGAAATCCAATACCTATGTGTGGTAGTTGCTTTGTAGATTCATTTACAAGTCTTGTAATACGTGCAAGATTTGAAAAGGAAACTCAGATACCAACAATTAGTGAAATAGAAAACAACGCTTTGATATTGGCTCAACTTGCAGACGATGAGCAAAAGCCCAAACGCAAACGAAAGTGAAGAAACACACACAAATTTATATGAAGTATTTTGGTTACCATTTAAGTGACTGGTTGCCGTGTGAAATTTGTGGATGTCAGGCAGTTGATTTGCACCACATCGAAGCAAGGGGAATGGGTGGAACAAAAACAAAAGATACCATTGAAAACTTGATGGCACTTTGTAGAGGACACCACGTCCAATTCGGTGATAAGAAACAACACAAAGAAATGTTAATAGAAGTACACAATAATTTTATGATACAAAATGGAAAATAGTTTTGGTGGTTTATGGAGTGATGAAAAATGCTTTCAATGGGAATTACAAAACAACATCTCATTGGATAACCAGTCATTTGTAAACCTATACAATAGCACGGCACGTGAAATATGCAAGGTAATTGACTTTGATACTTTTGCTGATATTGGTGGGGGCGTAGGTGCGTATTCACTTGCAATGAAAAATTTAAATAAACAAGTGTATTACTACGACTTAAACAAACACCATTTTAACTATGCTATGAGCCACAACGTTGCACACTATTATCACCAAACCGATATAACCCAAAACAAAATTAAACACGATTTGGTAGCGTGTATAGAAGTAATGGAGCATATAACAGATGACAAACTGAATGACTTATTGACAAACGTAGAATGCAAATACTTTCATTTTAGCAGCACACCAAACACCACAGATTTTGATGAAGAATGGGGGCATATTAACATAAAACAAGAACACGAATGGATTGATTTATTCCAACAACATAACTACCAACTACATACAAAAATGAATTTACCCACATCGTGGAGTTTATTATTTAAAAAAACAATTGAATAACAACTGATGGCAGATAAATTAGACAACCTAAAAAAAGCAAGTGGATTTGATAAAAACCCACAGAATATTAATACACAAGGACGACCAAAAAAGATTGTAACCAAATTAAAAGAACTTGGGTATAGTAAAGACGATATTAACCAAACGTACATGAATATGTGTGCAATGAACCGTCAAGAACTTGAACTAATAGACAAAGATAAAACTGGTCAATATACAATCATTGAACAAATCATTGCGGGGTCATTGGTCAAAGCCCACGACAAAAACTCTTTATTTAATCTTGAGACTTTAGTTACAAGGGTACACGGCAAACCAAAAGAGACGCTCGACAACAATATAAAAACAGACGAACCAATTATAATCACTTTAAATTTAAAACAATGACAGAAACAATTTACTTAGGAAATGCGTGGGAAAACCAGTACGGGTTAAACGTATCAATTAACATCGAGAAATTAAAACAAGCAATTGCAACGGGAAAACTTGAGGTCAACAAATATGGTGATGTCAAAATTAACGTGGGCAAATTAAAGCAACAGAATGAGAAGTCAAAAGCTACTCATTACGTCGCAGTACCTAAACCTAAAAATGATTTGCCATTCTAATGGAAGCGATTTTAAAATTTAACTTGCCTGAAGATAGTGAAGATTTCAACCTTGCATTGGATGGGGCTAAGTGGTCAATGGCAATGTGGAGAATAAACGCATTTTTAAGGTCAGAAATCAAACACCCAGCCGAAGGAATGAGTGACGATACATTCAACACCTATGTAATTGTAAGGGATAAACTTTACGAAATTTTAGACGATGAACAATTAAAACTATGAAAGCCAGTTGGAGATTAACTGAAGAACAAAAACCAAGTGATGACCGTGAAGTAATGGGCAACTATTCTTTTGGCAATCAATTGATAAAATTTGACGGCGAGTATTGGTACGACACCACTTCTGAGATAGTTGTAAGTGAACCGTTATACTGGATGCATATTCCCAATTTACCACACGAATGAGAATTTTAGTATTAATGGATAGTGCAAGTGGGGTGAGTTTTCACAGACTATTCACCCCATATGCTCGTATGCAAGAAGACTACGATATTCAAGTAGATGTAAGTCAAAAACCCCCTGAGTGGATTAACATTGATTTTAGCGTTTACGATGTGGTTATATTTAATAGATGGATTTCGGTTGCCCAATATAACATATTTGAGAAGTTAAGCGAATTAAACATTCCTACAATTTGCGACGTCGATGATTATTGGGTAGTGCCTAAATCAAACCCAGCTTATCGAGTCTACAAACAAATGATTAAGAATGCAACAAAGGACGCTATCTTAAACGCAACGCACATTACTTGTTCAACTACGTTACTTGCTGAGAAAGTAAAAGAAATAAATGCTAACATAACTATTTTACCGAACGCTTTGGATTTAACCCAAAACCAATGGACTTTTGAAAAGGCAAAGAATGAGAAGTTGACAATTGGATGGGTGGGTGGTATAACACACCTTGAAGATTTGAAACGTGTAGGCAATAGCGTAAAAAGATTTTGTGAGGAAAACGACGCTATCTTTTATATGGCGGGATATCACACAGAAAGTCACGAATGGCAAATGTGCGAGAAAACTATTACGGGTGAATCAATAGAAAACCGACCTAACTGGTTCAAAACTATTCGAGGTACAACGCCTACAGATTATGGCACTTCATATTCTTTATTTGACTTTTGCATAGCCCCATTACAAGATACTAATTTTAACCAGTATAAAAGCGAATTAAAGATAGTTGAAGCTGCAGCATATAATTTACCTATCATTGTATCCAATGTCAAACCATATACGCTACACGAGGGGAATAAAGGAGTTATTTTTGCTGAGAATAACGAGCAATCGTGGTATGATTGTCTTTGCCGTATGGCTCAACTAAACATTGGTGATTTGAACACAGAATATTGCAACCAACATCATAACCTTAAATCTATAAATCAAACACGCTACGAATTACTCAAGTCACTATGCAAATAACCTACAATCGTCCATTCGTTACGACTTACCAACAAGCCATACTTGATGCACCCGAACGCTATACCGTGACGGCAGCAGCAACAAAGTGTGGAAAAACGGCAAGTCATATCATTTGGATGTTTGAACAAGCATTAAAATTAAAAGAGAATCAAGCGGTGTGGTGGGTAGCACCCGTGTATCAACAAGCTGAGATAGCATTTCGACGAATGAAAACCCAAATTAATGTGAAGGACTTTTTTATTACAAATGAAAGTAAGTTAACATTGATTTTGCCAAATGGTGCAAGGATAGAATTTAAGTCCGCAGAAAAACCCGACAACTTGTACGGTGACGATGTCTATGCAGCAGTAGTGGATGAGGCGTCGAGGATGCGTGAAGAAAGTTGGTTTGCATTGCGTACTACATTAACGGCTACAAAAGGCAAGTGCAAACTAATTGGTAACGTCAAAGGTAAAAAGAATTGGTTTTATAAATTGGGTGAACGTGCCAGACTTGGTGAACCTGACTATAAATTTTTCAAGATAACGGCATACGATGCTGCAAAAGAGGGAATACTTGACTTAGAAGAAATTGAACAAGCCAAACGTGATTTACCCGAGTTTGTTTTTAAAGAGTTATATCTTGCAGAACCTGGTGACGATAAGTCAAACCCTTTTGGAATAGATAATATTCGTAGATGTTATGCACCAATAAGCAATAGCACACCCGTAGCTTTTGGAATTGACCTTGCAAAATACACAGATTGGACGGTTATAATTGGGTTAAATAATGAAAATAGAGTGTGTTATCTCGACAGATTTCAATCTGACTGGGAACAAACACAAAGAAAAATAGTAAATGTAGTTGGTAGAATACCAGCGTTTGTGGATTCAACTGGTGTCGGTGACCCAATAGTGGAAAATTTACAACGTTTATTGCCTAACATTAAAGGTTTTAAATTCACAAGTCAAAGCAAACAACAAATAATTGAAGGGCTGGTAATGGAAATACAACAAAATTCTATTGCATTCCCTGAATCACCCATTGGAAATGAGCTTGAAAACATAGAGTATGAATACACACGTACTGGCGTAAAGTATGCTGCACCAAGTGGACTGCACGATGACTGTGTTATGTCCTTAGCGTTGGCATTAGATTGTAAAAAACATAATAAAAAAGGTATATTTGCATTCGCATAATGATAACAATTAAACATATTCAAGAATTAAAGGAGATAGACCACTATTCACCCTTAGAAAAAGCCATTCACACTATTTGCATAGTAGATGGTCGAGATATTGACGAAGTCGAAGAAATGAAAGTTTACGATTTATTCAATCGATTCAATGCAATAATGGATAATTTAAAGTTTGAAGATACTATTCAGCTTAGATTTAAAATTAAAGGTCGACGCTTTAGGATGATTCCTAATGCAATGGAAATGCAAGGTCAACACTTCATATCGCTTCAACAATTTAATAGCGAAGATACGCTTCCAAACTTGCATAGGATAATGGCAATGATGAGTGAAGAAGTAAACATATTTGGTCGACCTAAGAAAATCAAAAACTTGGGTTTGCAATTTGAAGAAGTCAGTAACTTGTTTTTACATTTGCCGTATCAGATAGCATATGGCTACACGCTTTTTTTTTCTCGTCTTTATCCGAAATTGTTGGACGCTACCCAAACTTATTTGAGTCAGATGGTGGAGAGTCTCAAGGCAAAAGCAATGGCATACAAGGATGGTTTGAACTCGTGAATCAAATCTGCAAAGGTGAACGTGATAAATGGGATTACATCTTGGAAATGCCTATTGTGGAGTTTTTAAACACAGTTGCATTTTACGTGGGTAAGCAAAAAGAGTTTAACAAAGATTTACAAAAATGTACTACGTTTGAAAGTATGGTACTTGCATATTTAAGAAATTTAGTTTAGGTTTGCATTGTTCTTCTAAAATACAAAAGTTTTGACTTTTAGCCCTGCACAAGTTGTGGGGTTTTTTTATGTCAAAAATTAGTGTATATTTGTTTTCGTTCTTTCAATCGTGCTTTTAACCCTCATAGTCTAAACAAGCTATGGGGGTTTTTTCATCAAAGCAACAAAATTCACAAAGTGCTAATATATAAAAGTGAGTATTACTGTAAATCAAAAACCCGATAATAACGCACCAGCATATAATGACTTGAATTTTGTCATTACTGAGAGTGATAGTGCTATTTATACAAAGCCAAACTTTAAATTCATTGCCGATGTATTTCAAAATACAACACGAATTGCACGGTTAAAAGCACCTATCTATCCCAATAGCACCAACAAAAGTGTATTTAACATTGGGCGTTTAATTGAAAACTTTGTAACCTTAGATTGGGATATCGACGATACGTCTGTGAGTGGATGCCCGAATAGTTACATTCCTTACAAGGTAAACTTTGGTTATGAATATTCAACTGGCACTACTTCACCAATTATCGAAGTAAGTGGTGCAACCAACGTGACGGGATTAACTGCGTATAATATGGCTTTAAATCCTATCGACTTTGTTTCGTTTGCTGAGAACGACTACAAAATTAACACCACAAAAAATGCCGAGTTTTTAACAACAATGCGAAGTAAAACCATTTATCAAAATCAAAAAGACTGGCTTTACTTTTGGCGTGGGAATGCTGCGAGTGTAGAAATTAAAACTTTCCCAGCAGCCACAACACAAATCATTTTACTAAGTGGTATCACGGATTCGGTTATACGAGTACCAATTATACCATCAAGTGGTGCAACCTATTTAGAAGTAACTGCAAAGGGTACTGGCTCAACAAGTGAAACATATAGAATAGACATAAAAGATGAATGCACAAAGTACGCAAATAATGACGTTTACTTTCTCAACAGATACGGGGCTATCGAGTCATTTCGCTTTAATAGGGTCAGAAAGGATAACTTTACTATACAAAGAAAAACTTACAAGCAAACACAATACAATTTATCAGGTTCAAGTTATTCCTACGAGACAAGTGCAAGAAGTATCAGTAACTACAACACTGAAATAATGCAAAAAATCACACTCAATTCCAATTGGATAACCGAAGAAGAAAGTGTATGGCTCAAAGAGTTGGTAGCTTCACCCTCTATATGGTTGTTAGACGATGGAGTTTTGAAAGCAATTAACATCACTAACACCGACTACTCGGTAAAAACATTGTTAAACGACAAAGTGTTTAATTTGACAATAGAATGCGATTTGTCATTTGTAGATAAAGTTCAACGTTTATGATAAACTTATTTGTAAATAATACGCTGGTCGATTTAAGCGAAGATTTCGACCTACTTATTACTCGTTCAATTGCAGATATTAAAAACCCTGAACAAAGGTCAAGTGATTGGTCAAAGACTGCAAAGATACCAGGCACAAAAACAAATAACATTTTATTCGGTGGTATATTTGAAGTTGAACACACGGTTTTAGGGAGTGGGCAATTTGCACCTAACTTTAACCCAAACAAAAAAGCCGATGTCGTTGTTTTGGTCGATGGCTTCGAGCAGTTAAGGGGATTTATCAGATTGATTCAAATAAACGTTCTTGACCACGATTTTATCGAATATGAATGCTCACTACACGGACAGACTGCTGACTTGTTTACAACGCTTGGAAATGCCAAATTAAGCGAATTAAACTTTGATGAATACAACCACACGTTAACAGATACTAACGTAACAAATAGTTGGGATACGTCAATTGTAAAAAATGGTAGCTCACAAGCATTTCAATATGGTGAGGGTTATGTTTACGCTCAAATGTTAAATAAGTATGGCAGCCAAAATACCAACACAAACCAATGGAGAGTAGATGACCATATGCCTTGTTTATATGCTAAAACTATTGTCGACAAAATAATGTCAACTACTGGCTATCAATATACAAGTGATTCATTTTTCACAACTGATAGGTTTAAACGTTTAATTATTCCTTACACAAACTTTGGTTTTGCTGCTGATGAAACTGAACTTTCTACAAGATTATTTCAATCATCTAATACAAGCAATATAACAATCACATCTTTTGGTCAAACAGTTGCATATAACAACGATTCAACTGGTGGTAACTTTGATAATGGTGGGAACTATAATAATTCTACATATAAATTTACATCACCAGTAACGGCAAACTATGATTTTTATTTAAAAATAAAAGGTAATGCATTTTTATCCGTTGGTATAGGTACACCTGATTATGCACCAATAGGATTTGGAATATATAAAAATGGAATTTTAGTTAGAATGTTAACTGCAAATTCTGAAACCGATGGGATAACAAATTGGACTTATGATACAACAGTTTTAGGGAATGTAAATTGTTTAGTTGGCGATTTAATTGAAATTAAATTTGCCCAATTTTTTAACATTAGTTCAGCACCACTTGGATTCCCAGTTATTACATTAGATGCAAATCAAAACTTTTTTTATAATCATATTAATGCGTCTAAATTTGGATATAATAATATTTTAGATTTTGCATTCTTTTTCTCAGGTGATTTCACACAAAAAGATTTGCTAATTAACTTTGTTAAAATGTTTAATTTGTATATTGAACAAGATAGCAACAATGCAAAGAAACTTAGATTTGTACCACGTGACGATTTCTACAATGGCACTACTCAAGATTGGACAAGTTTAGTTGACTATTCACAAAATGTACAGATAGTTCCTATGGGTGACTTAGAGGCAAACCCTTATATTTTTACTTATAAAGAAGGTGAAGATTTCTATAACAAAGAATATAAGCAAAGCACAAGCAAAATATATGGTGATAGACTTATAAGGGTTGACAATGACTTTGTAAAACAAGAAAAGAAAATAGAAATTACATTTGCACCTACAATGTTATTTGCTTCTGAAAATAGGTATTATTCTATCATTTTAAATGGCAATAACGACAAAGGGCAATTAAGATGTTTGTATTATGGTGGTGTAAAAACGACATCAGCATACGAGGTTTATAATACAACCGTCACAAATACATTAAATTTTACTAAATATCCGTTGACATTGCACATTGACGATACCGATAATATGCAGTTTGACCTTAATTTTGGTATGTCGAATTACATTTTAGCCGACAAAGGGCTTAAATTCAGCAACCAAAACTTAGTTAATGTATATTGGTATAAAACAATTCGGGAAATTACCGATAAGAATAGCAAAGTTTTTAAAGGATATTTCCGTATCAATCCGTATCAATGGGCAAATATTCAATTTAAGGACTTGTATTTCTTTGAAGGGCAGTATTGGAGATTAAACAAAATAACCGATTACAACCCTTTACAAGAAGGTGTGTACCTATGTGAGTTTCTTTTGGTCACTTACTATGAACCATCGACTTCAAACAAAAAGAATGTAGGCGTAGGGGCTACAGATATTTTAAACGATAGATTTCCATTTGGCAAACCAATTGGATTCACGGGCGTAACTACTGGGGGCGTAAACATTGGCGATAGTGGCTTAGATTCTAAAGACAATATCACGGTAGGCAATGACCACGTTTCGCAAGGTAGATTTGCAAACACTATTTTAGGTGGTACACAAGTAAACATCCCAATTAATTTTGAAAGTGTAACGGCTATAAACTGCGATACTTATTCTATCACAGAATCAAATCGTTTCTATGTAGAAAATTTCCCACAGATGGGTGCTTATAGTTGTGGTGGTAATGTAATTGAAATTGACAACACCGATAGCCCGTACACGTCTTTATACGATGACTATTTAATAGTGTGCGATATGACGGGCAACATATCTGTAATTTTACCTAACCCATCAGCAAATAAAGGCAAAATATTTGTCGTTAAAAAATTAGGTAGTCCACATACAATAACTGTAACTGCTGGTGATGGTTCTATTTTAATAGATACGTCAACAAGTCACACAATTACCAATAATAAAGAAGCACATCAATTTATTTCAACAGGAACACAATATTACGTTATAGTACCTTAAAACAAAACAATGGCAAAATCAACCGCAGCAATAGAAATAGAAGTAACCCCAAAAGGTGGTGCAACAGAAACCGTAAAGACGTTTAAACAACAATTAAAAGAAGCCAAAAACGAGGCTCAACAATTAGTTGCCACGTTTGGCGAATTTAGCAATGAAGCGTTAGCGGGTCAACAAAGAGTTGCAAATCTTTCAGACCAAATGGAAGATTTTAACGACCGAGTAAAAGCGTTAAATCCTGACAAGTTCGCAAAGGTACAAACAGTTGTTACTGGCGTTGCAAGTGGTTTTAGTGCAGCACAAGGGGCTATGGCTTTGTTTGGTAGTGAAAGTGAAGATTTGCAAAAGACACTTGTAAAAGTACAAGGTGCTATGGCATTGGCTCAAGGACTTGAAGGCATTGGTAAAGTACAACAACAATTTAAAACATTAGCAACAGAATTAAAAGGAAATGTAACTAAATCATTTAGCACTGTGAAGGGTGCAATGTCAGCGCTTGGAATTGGTTTACTTATTGCTGCACTTGGTTATGTAATAACAAACTTTGAAAAGGTTAAAAAAACACTTTATAATTTAATACCAGGACTTGCAGATTTTGCAAATTTTGTTGGTGATTTAATACAAGGGTTTACAGATTGGTTAGGGGTAACTTCTGAGCAAGATAGGGCTTTAGAAAAACTTAACAAAACAACTGATAAAAGCAATGAAAAATTAGACCGTGAAGCAAAGCTACTTGAGGCACAAGGTAATAAATTAGGGGCGTATGCAAAACAACGTCAAAAATTAGTTAACGAATTAAATCAAGCCCGTGCAAATCTTGGGAAAAACAATGAAAAAGAATGGGGAAAAATTATTGACGATACTAAAAATGCATTATCTATTTTAAGTATCGATATTAGTAACTACATAAAAGAACAATCGGATGCAGATAAAAAAGCTAAAGAAGATGCAGCCTCTAAACGCAAAGCCGATTTAGACAAACAAAGTGCAAATGCATTGGAACGTAGGGCTACATTACTATCTTTAGAACAAAATACTTTAAAACAAGTACAAGATGCTGCCAACGCTTCATTTAATACTAAATTAAAAGGATTACGTGAACAAGGTTATACTGAGGCACAAATTTTAAAATTAAGAAATGCTGAAATTTCAAAAGTAACAAAAGACTTTAACGACAAACAAAAAACAGAAGCCGACAAATTAGCAGCCGATACAAAGGCAAGTAAAGAAAAATTTATTGAAGCAGAATTATCAGCAACACAAAAGCAATATCTACAACAAATTAATTTTATTAAACTTCGAGATGCTAATTTAGTTGACCAAAGCAAAACAAATCAAGAAATTGCGGATTTAGAATTAAAAAGTTTAGAAGCCCAATTAGCCACAAAGAAAAAGTTTGCTGAAGATACAACTGCAATTGAACAACAAATACTTGACAAAAAACGTGGTATTCGTGAGCAAGATTTAGCAGAAGAAAAAGCAAAAGCAGACAAAGAAAAAGCAATACAAACTGCAAAATTTCAAGCCGTCAATGATTCGTTAACGGCTATTGCTGACATTTATAGTGCGTTTGCGGGTAAAAGCGAAGAAGACCAAAAGAAAGCATTTGAAGTAAACAAAGCAGCACAAATTGCACAAGCAATTATAAACACATATCAAGGTGTGACGGCTGCCTTAAGTTCAGTCCCTTTATTTCCTGGTCAACAATTTGTAAATGCTGGGTTAGCCCTTGCTGCTGGTTTGGCTGCGGTAAAAAGAATTAGCGATACTAAATTTCAAAGCAAAAATGCACAAGGTGGTGATATTCCAACACAAAGTTCTGGTGCTGGTATGCAACAAATGGCTGCACCTAATATGTCAAGTTTAGGCAATGGCAATGAGTTAACACAAGACAGACGTGTGTACGTTACAGAAGGCGATATTTCACGCACACAAAAGCGTGTAAGCAACAATCAAAGTGTAAGTGTAGTAGAATAACGCAACAAAATTTAAATTAAACTAATATACATTATATGGATTTACCTATTTACAAATTGACCATATCTGAGGACGATTTAGAAAGTGGCGTCGAATTTATTTCTTTAGTTGACAAACCAGCAATAGAAAAAGATTTTATGTTATTCAATAAATTTGAATCATTTAACGATTATCCTGAATCAGCAAAAAGCAATGCAGAACGTGGTATAAGATTGAATGATGAATTAGGGAATAAATGTGCAACTCAAGTGGGCAAAGTTAGGGCGCAGCAAATTGCAAACGGTGAACCATTAAGTGAAGAAACAATTAAACGCACTTACTCATATTTGTCAAGGGCTAAAGAATATTACAACCCAAGTGATTCTGAGGCGTGTGGTACTATTTCTTATCTATTGTGGGGTGGTGAAGAAATGTTAGGATGGTGTGAACGTAAAATGTCTACTTTCAAAAAAACATTTGCTATTCAAAATGAAGAAAAAAGGATTATTTCAGGGGCTGCGATGTTGGCTGATTTGCCGATTTATCGTCGTGACGATAGTCGTGGTGAATATTACGTGGTCTTTGACAAAGAAACCATTTATAAAATTGCTAAAAAATGGGCGAAAAACAACAAGTACAATAGTGTAAATGTTGACCACGATAAGGCAATAGATGGATGCGTTTTATTTGAATCTTATTTATTGGATTTTGAACGTGGTATAATGCCACCAAAAGGTTTTGATGATGC